GGATATCCATCTTTAGAAATACATTTTCATGCTCGCCAATGTATTCCTTCAGATTCGTAGTTCCATTCGTTCCATTCCCAACATTCTGTTTTATAAACGTAACGTCTGTAGCCGTCTTTGGCAGTGAATCCACAGTTCCGTCAAACGCAAAACACTTGACGCCAGGGAGATGACGACAAAAATCTATTTCAAAATCTATATTACTGGATACTCCACACGAAATAAGAAGGTCGTATGGTGCGGGAACATTGCATACCATATACCCCCCATCACCAGTTTGAGATCCGATACGAACAAGTGGAAAGGGCGGTTTATAAAGAATAAGCGAGTCCATTTATGTAGTGAAACCAAAGTATATACGGTGTTTAAACCCGGTAAAACGGATCACCCATTTTTCACTATGGCGAGAGGCATACCCACAGCAAGAGAATGCCAGCCTCCCCGAACATCCAGATCCGCATCGTCCGCGACAACAGCAACTCGCTGAAGGATGAGATCTTCACGATCTCCCAGGGTGCCCACAACGACTGGCGTATCAATCACAAGTCGCCGTTCTCGCAGTCCAACTCGACGATGTATGTCAAGACCCGCTCGGACATTATCACCTACATCTACACCGTGTTCGACCTTCTGAAGGTAGACGATGAGAAGTACCACTACGTCCAGCTGGATGCGACGTGCTACCCGGTCGTGATGATTCCGCGTTGTGATATGCTTGGTAGTACCGATTCGGTATTTAAGATCGTGCGAGTTGTAGAGAATTCTCTCGACAACTGGCCGGCCTGGGTTGAGCCGTGGTCTACTTAGACCGCTTGCCGATCTGGACAAAGGTGTCCAGGACAAACAGCATGAACACACCAGTGAAAATGTAGAGTAGGAGATCGTGGGTAGAGGTCTCGCCGCCGGCAGTAGTGCTACGCTCCATTTTTCGCACAAGGCGGTCAAGGCGAGCATCCCATTCTCCGCGAGCATCGCTGGTGGGTTCAGGAGGGGCATACGCGAAGCCGAACGAGGGAGGGATTGGGGGGCTCTTGTAGTCACGAACACTGAAGGGCTCGATCTGGTTCGATCCAGAGTGGGCTTTGCCGGACATACGTACAGGGCTGTAATTATTAACCATTTCATCATCAGAAGAAGCGATGGGTAGAGTCCTTGTAAGAGTCTTGATGGCATCAGCGTGCTCATCGAGTGCTGACTCAGTACGGCGGGTAGGGGAATTGTAGACCTTGTTCTCGTCCTTGATCTTTCCCTTTTTTCCATACGATCCACCGAAGGCTTCGTCTAAGGATGCATACGATGCCATATTGTCCTTTCACGTGTAGAAAAAATCAGGGATAAAGTAATAATGGCCATCTCCAAGAACCTCCAGTACATCCTCTCAGGTGCACTCGTACTGTACATCGTGTTCTTCACCCGCCCCGCACCCACCGGCGTTGTAAACTTCCTGGCATCGCCCGTTGCTCAACTGGCGGCTCTTGGAGTTGTTGTCTACCTCGGTGCCTGCGTGTCTCTCCTTGTGGCAGTCGTCGCGGCTCTGGCCGTTGTTCTGTCTATCCCTGTTCGTGAGTACGCTGGCAAGGATGATGACAAGACCATGTCAAAGAAGAGGGATAAGAAGGGAAAGGAGAACCTAGACGAGGACAAGAAAAAGGAGAAGGAGAAGAATCCGACACTCGATGCTGCTAAGGATCTGTCCAAGCTTGCGGCGGCGGCTGGAAGCAAGAAGGCGACCGCTGTGTCGGGCGATTCTAAGGACAAGGACCCCGAGCCTGCCGGAGACAAGGCAAAGATGGGAGAGACGGTGACAACGGGCAGCGAGAAGTTCAGCCTCATGAATGCCGCCCCCTTTTAATGTCCTCCTTGAATAATAGATAATATGCTACTGGAGAGCATCAATGGCAGCAAACTGTTTGCAGGACTCATGATGATCTTCCTGAATATTGGAAGCAAGTTCATCACAATTGACCTGTCAGAGACGCAGAAGGAGTACCTCACCAACTCCATCCTACGTCAGGTCCTGGTGTTTGCTGTTGCCTTCGTGGGAACTCGTGACCTGATCATTTCGCTGGTGCTGACGGCGGTCTTTACTGTACTTGTCGACGGGTTACTGAACGAGAAGAGCCCGATGGGTATTCTGCCGAAATCGATTCGGCCGTCGGTGAACAGTAAGCTGAACGAGACAAATGGACCTTTTGGATTCCTTCGTGTCATGTCGGGAGTTCCCTCCACCGTCGAGAACCCAGCGTACGATGTTCGCGAACCTGCGATTGGAACTACGTGAAAATGTATGACGATCTATAATAATAATGATGAGCACTCCTCCTGTTTCTGTAACACCAAATACAGTAGGAACTGTCGCGAGCTTTATCCGCGGATCTCTTTCCAGCGGTGGCTCACGATCTATGTCGACTCCGGACGCCAATACGGTTATACCGTTTGATAGTACGGATGCCCAGTTTGGAACGGATATAATGGTTTTGGGGAACGGATTGTTTCAGTTAGGATCCGGGCCCGGTGGAAGTATGACGTACCGCATCGTGGGATGTGTTCCCACGTGGATTACGGATTCGGGGAGCCCGATTGTCAGTTTTCAGTGGTTCAATGAGACGGAGGGGGTGTCGTTTGGATCGGCACAGACGGCGTACACTGGGAACCACGGAGGTCATGGGTCTGCGGGTGCACCTGCCGAAGCGTTTCTCACGGTGTCGGGGGAGACGCCGGTAGTCATCAGTTTTCGTATGAACGACATTTACCCTGGTACGGGTAGCGTGCGGTACTTTGGAGGTAATATCGATTTCCAGGGTGGAGGGTCGGGGACGTACCCTTGGTTTGAAATGCAGGTGCTTGGAGGAGCGGTTCCTGCCACAAGTCTGATTGGTGAAACAGGTCCGGTAGGTGAGACGGGAAGTATGGGACCGACGGGTGTGGCAGGTCCGATGGGTCAGCAGGGAGCGACGGGTCCAGCAGGTATCACAGGTTCGCAGTTCATTTACATGCCGGGACAGCCCCGTTACAACGTCGGATTCCCGGGGGATACGTACTTTGACAAGACGACCCGGATCATTTACGGACCCAAGACATCTGAAAAACTGACGTACAACGAAATCAGCAATTCTCAGTACCAGTGGTCTCCGGCCCCTGCTGCAATTTCTGAAGCGTGGACGTCGGTTGCGTCCTCAATGGATGGAACAACGATCGTAGCAAGCAGTGCAAACGATATATTTATTGGAACGTACTGTACCTCCAACTGTCAATGGACACTCCGGCCACAGGGTATACACGGAAACTGGGCGGGAGTCGCATACTCGTCCGACGGAACGCACATATACGCAGCACCACTCGCGGACGTAAACGGTCATATGGGATACATTCACCAGTATGTGTCTGGTGTGTGGACGCCTACAGCGAACGCATACGGAAACTGGACATCGGTCGCATGCTCATCGAACGGAACGATGGTTGTCGCGACTCAGGGTGCCAATAGGATGGGGGGACAGACATCGTACGGAAATTTGTTCGTGAGTACCGATGAGGGAGTGGGGTGGAGAATTCCGGATCGGGTAGGTATGGGAATCTGGACAAGTTCGGCCGTATCCCTGGACGGAACAGTGATGGTCGCATCGCAGGAAGTTGATGAGACAGGGTATCCTGGGCAGATATGGACGAGCACGGACTCGGGATCGTCGTGGACAAGTAATGGGCCGAACATGAAGTGGGTGTCGGTTGCTATGAACAGCAATGGAACGCTCATGATGGCGGCGGCCTCTACTCCCTCTGCACTTGTGTACGCAAGTTCGAATTTCGGAGTGTCGTGGACGGCTACGTCTCAGTGGGGAAACCGGGTAGGAGTTTCGCCTGACGGAACAACGATCCTAGCGGGAGAGACGGATGGAAGTTTACTCTTAAGTTTTGACGGGGGATCAAATTGGGTAGAGCAGTACGACTCTCCGCAAGCACCTTGGGAATCTTTCGCCCTGTCCTCGAACGGCCGGCATATGGTGGGATGTGTATCTGGAAACGTCTTTGTGAATGCCAGTCCGTGGCCGCACGTCTCAACTCTCCAGGGAACTGCTGGTGTGGAGGGTCCTGTAGGGCTGCAGGGAAAAGACGGTCTTGATGGAGCCCCTGGTCCTGTCGGACCCTCTGGGACGAATGGTACAAGTATCCGCACGGGGAACGGAACTCCCACTCATCTCGCAAATGAGGGAGACGTGTACATTGATCTGTCGGGCGGCGGGCTTTATGGTCCCATGCAGATACTGCAGAGCGTAAGCCACGCAACAATTCAGTGGTCCCGAGACAGCAATATTCTCACGCAGTGGTGTGGGGTTGAATACGGAAACAGGAACTTTATGTACGCGATCAACAACATTTACGTGTACTATCTTGTTATCTCCAACGGGCTTCCAGTCTCCGTTCGTCTCCACAATCAGCCGGGAGGAACGTTCGGGACATGGTCATCTATCGCGGCTGCAGATGGTTCTCCAGTGATATATGTGGGTAGTTCGGATGGGTACGTGTGGTCTTCGCAGGATTCGGGGAATTCGTGGACGGACGGCGGTATCCATGGAAACTGGTCGGCAATCTCGTGCTCTTCGAAAGGAACGGTCGCCATTGCCACAAATAGCGGGGAGGTGTACACGACCTCGAACTACGGGCATCTGTGGACCCCGCAGGTGCCTCGGGGTTCATGCACTGCCTGTTCGCCAGATGGGAATGTTATGCTCGTAGGAGGTGGGGAAGAAGGGTCATTACACTTGTGGTCAAATTCAGAGTGGTCGAGACTGGATGTGTCGCAGGGATGGAGGACAACTGCGATTGCTATTACGTCTGATTACCGTCTCTTCCTGGTCGGGCCAGGGGGTCTGGCAATTGGTCAGACTGGAGGGTCGGCGTGGGAGTTTATCACGAGCCTGGAAGATCTGAAGACGGTAGGATGTTCGGATGACGGAAAGCATATCGCTGTTTCGGGTAGCAATGTGTTTTTGAGCTATGACAGCGGGGGTACGTGGACACCCCAAACGGATCTAGGAGAGCGGGTATGGGTAACAACCAAAGTAACTGCGGACGGAACGGGGTTCCTTATTGCAGATGGAAGCCCCGGGTACGTATACACTGGAAAGCCGTCCTTGGTGAACAGCCCGATTTGGAACTACAGTTTCAATTTCAAAACGGTGGCTCCTTCTGGAATCGCGAACAATCTCGTTTGGACAGAGTGTGCGACTGTATCGGGGTTGTTTGAAGCAACGTTGCCGAATACGGGTGTTGGGCGAAGTGTACAGTATTCTCTGCAGTGCGGTCCAACAAACTTGGTAGATGCCGTAAATTGCAGAGTGGTGAGTGCGTACCCTTCTTCAGAGGGATCAATCACCTTTTATTCGGTGGGCCAGCCACTCACACCTTCAGATTTCCCTATTGTGTGGAATTTACAAGTATAAATCCCCATTGATTACAACAAGAGTAGAGAGTCATGGCGAGCTACAATAGCTCCGACGTGACCGATATGATAAGATCCAAGCGGGTCTTCTTAGGAACATTCTGCCCTCCCTCTTCCTCTTGCGGGGGTGGAGGAGAAGGTCCGCCGGGTCCAGCTGGGTCACAGGGTGCGACTGGTCCCGCTGGAAACACGGTCTTGAACGGTGTTGGACCACCGAGTGCGTCTACGGGAAATAACGGCGACTTTTACATCGACACATCGGACTACGTGATATACGGTCCCAAGTATCCAACATACTACTCGACGTGGCCAGATATGAGCAACAGTCTTAGGTTTGACGGAAATGTAGTCACGTCAACAACCACTCTTCCTTCTACGACGGTTGTATCCTTGTCTCTGATTCCCACCGTAACAATGTCAACTGTCCAGTTTGGAGCTTACGACAACACAAACAATCTTCCGACGCTGGTCATCAGCAATGTGACCGCAAACACATCGTCAGCGGTTGTTCTTGATCTTTCGACAAAGTATTCTGTGACATACGGAAGCATTTACAATTTGGTATACACGTGCTCCGTGGGAAGGACGCTGATGGATGTGCGGTTCCAGAGTAATTCTACGAGCACGCAGATTGTATGGACGAACAATCCATGGTTCGTGTCTGAGAGTTTGATAGGGCCTGGGGGAAGTGGAGGGGGTGCAACCGGTCCAACGGGTCCTTCTGGTGGTCCTGTGGGTCCTACGGGTCCTACGGGTATCACAGGTGCGACTGGGCCAAAGGGAGATCCTGGTGGAGCCACGGGTATCACAGGTGCGACTGGCATTACGGGAGCCACGGGTATCACAGGTGCCACTGGTATTACTGGTGCTACGGGTATCACAGGTGCCACTGGTATTACTGGTGCTACGGGTATCACAGGTGCCACTGGTATTACTGGTGCCACAGGCATTACTGGTGCCACAGGCATTACTGGTGCTACTGGTGCTACGGGTATCACAGGTGCCACTGGTATTACTGGAGCTACAGGTATCACGGGAGCCACGGGTATTACGGGAGCCACAGGTATCACAGGTGCTACAGGTATCACGGGAGCCACGGGTATTACGGGAGCCACAGGTATCACAGGTGCTACAGGTATTACAGGTGCTACAGGTATCACGGGAGCTACAGGTATCACTGGTGCTACAGGTGCAACTGGAATCACAGGTGCCACAGGTATCACAGGTGCGACTGGGCCAAAGGGAGATCCTGGTGGAGCCACGGGTATCACAGGTGCGACTGGCATTACGGGAGCCACGGGTATCACAGGTGCGACTGGTATTACTGGAGCAACCGGAATCACAGGTGCTACAGGTATTACAGGTGCCACGGGTATCACAGGAGCGACTGGTATCACTGGGGCTACTGGTATTACGGGTGCCACAGGTATTACTGGAGCAACAGGTATCAGAGGTGCCACAGGTATTACAGGTGCTACTGGTCCTGCTGGTTCATCATCATCATTTTTTCCTTACCGAGCAGACAATACTGCAACTCCAACGTCAGGACGTATTTCATGGTCTAACTTTGCTACTCAAACCTCATCGACATACGTTAGAGTAAATCATATAGACCAAGATGGAGTAGATGTTGATATATTTTTAAATTTAGTTAATCAAGGAAATGAGTTAATTATTCAAGACGCAACTGTTTCTGCTAATTTCCAAAAATGGTTAGTAAGTGGAACTCCGATTCCAAATACTGGAAGTGGTTATGTTGAGTACCCAGTAACATTAATTACAAGTGGCGGTTCTCCTAATTTTGCTAACAATCATCAAATCATACTAGCATTAATTACAACTGGAGCCGCGGGTGAAACTGGAGCTACAGGTGAAACTGGAGCTACAGGTGAAACTGGAGCCACAGGTGAAACTGGACCTACAGGTCCAGCTGGTGTAGGTGGTGCACAGGGCTATTGGGGATCATTCAGCACAAACACGACCCTGACACTGACAAATTCCAACGTAGAGTATCTTTATACATACGATACGACAGAGGGGGGTACAGGAATTTCAATCGGAAGCCCTGCGTCCCAGATCGTGATTTCAAACGCAGGTGTGTACAATATCCAGTTTTCGACACAGTATTATGCTGGAGCAGGTGCTGCAGTCGTTACGATCTGGCTACGCGTGAATGGGTCTGACATAACGCGAACCTCAACAAACATAAATCTCCCGAATAACTCATATGAAGTAGCTGCGTGGAACTTCATGTACGAATTCTTCAATGATGGTGATTATTTTGAGTTAGTTAACTCTTCCACCCACGATGGAGTTACAATACAATACATTGATGCACAAATAGATCCAATTCGCCCAATAACACCTTCGATCATCTTGACCGTTCAGCAGGTGATGTACACCCAGGTAGGTGCCACAGGTGAAACTGGAGCCACAGGTGAAACTGGAGCTACAGGTGAAACTGGAGCCACAGGTGAAACTGGTGCCACAGGTGCTACAGGTATCACAGGTGCAACTGGAATACAGGGTGCAACTGGAATACAGGGTGCGACGGGTTTAATAAGTGCAGTAGGAGTGAATTATGGCAATTTTCTATATTGGAATGGTACTCAATGGGCGACGGGAGATGCGACACTTATTATGGGACAAAATGCCGGTCTCACGAATCAACGAGCCGGATCAGTTGCTATCGGTACAAACGCAGGTCAATCAAATCAAGGAATAAACGGCGGAGCAGCTGCATTAGCTTTTGGGGCAAACGCAGGTCAAATATCTCAAGGGGCTTTTGGGTTGGCTATTGGGACAAATGCAGGCGGCGAAAATCAAGGCCAAGGGGCTAGTGCCATAGGAGGTTATGCTGGTTGGCATTCTCAAGGGAACAATGCTCTTGCTGTTGGACCAAGTGCAGGTCAAGAAAATCAAGGAGAACTTACGACTGCAATTGGTTATGGTGCGGGAAATTCCACTCAAGGAGGATTCTCAGTATGTATTGGATGTGGAGCTGGAAGAAATCCTGTTAATACACAAGCAGCAGCCCCAAATTCTATAATATTAAATGCCCAGGGAAGTCCTCCTGCTACTATTATCGATTTACGTAGTGCTACTTCTGGATTTTTTGTGAATCCGATACGTAATGTACAAGGAACTTATTATTTAACGTATGATACCGGCACATCAGAAATCACTTATCATATAGATGGTGTATCTGATATACGTCTTAAAACCGATATTGCCGATACAACTCTGGGTTTAAATTTTATTACCCAATTACGTCCAGTTGAATTCAAGTGGAAAGATAGGAAACATACTGAACTAAACTATGACGGAACTCCAGTTATAGGAAACAATCCAGGCACGCGTGTCCATCAAGGTTTAATTGCTCAAGAAGTCAAAGAAGTTCTTGACAAACTAGGAGTTGATTCCGCGATATTTATGTGCGTCAATGATATCCCTTCGGGAAGTGTGAAGGGACAGAAATTTGATGAGAACGGAAAGCCGACAATAGATGTTGATGTACCATTACCAAACGGTGCGAATGGAATCCAATCACTTCGGTACGAAGAACTTATTTCGCCATCGATTAAAGCTATTAAGGAACTTTATGCTTTAGTTCAGACCCAAGCTGCTGAAATTAAAAAACTTCAAAATCAAGTAAATACTCTGATAGAAAACGCATCAAACGGTAAATGAGTAGCTTGATAATCTAATTTTATAGTCTTGAAGGAAGCAGTGGACAACTTGCATATTACGCCCCAGAGTAAATACATCAAAAGGCAGCTGCCGGTTGGTGTAGTTCTATATCAACAGAGTCGCAGTTTTGGAACAGACAATATCAAGTTTAATGTCAAGAACTACATAATGGCGTCGCTACTTGGATACACGAACGTCAACGGGTTGTCGATCCTTGTCAACGGAAGCGGGAGTGTATCAGGAACGCTGATTGGCGGTGCGACCGGTCCCGCGATGCTTGGGTACACGGCTTTGAATGAACTACTGACTGGATCAAACACTATACAGTACATCACCAGCAATCCTGATTTAAGTGGCAGTTAGGTTAAAGCTTGATCACCACCGAGTTCTTCGCGGACTTGCGTTCAGATCCGCCCGACCGCTTGAGGACTGACCTCCGAGCGGGCTGGGGGGGAGGCGGCCCGGCCGAAAACGTCATAACGGGAGCCGTCGGGGCCTGGGTTGGCGGCATGGGGGTGGTATTTGTGGAACCGACCTTCTTCTCCTCCTTATTGATCTTGTTCAGGATATCGCCAATACCCATTCCAGTACCACTCGGCATCTTCATCTCGCGAGCCGGAGCCTTTAGAGGGATGGTGCGAGTGGACGACGGGGGAGCCTGTTGCTGGGGAGGAGGAGTGTTCACACCTCCGAGGAAGGACATCAGACCGGCGAGGGGATTGTCAAAGTTGGAGGTGGCAGGCATCTTGACAGGTCCAGGGGCGGGGGCAGAGCTGGGGAAGGTCGGGACTGTGGCACGCTGCTGCTGCTGCTGGGCCTGCTGCCGGAACTGTTCGGTCTGACCCTGCATGGCCTGAGCTGCCATCTGACGGGCAATATCAGGGTTCTGCCGCAGGATCTCCTGGATATTGGGAACCGGGGCCTTCATCGCCATCTGGTTGGTGAGGTGGACCATGTACACCATGAAGCAGGTACGCATCGGAATGCGGACGAGCGGGTGCATCCGCATCTGGTCGCCGTACAGATCATAAAGCTCCTCGAAATCTTCCTCTAGATCGCCCACGTTCATCTGGGCGGACTGGGACAGACCGTCAAGCTGGAGACCGAACATCTTGACCATATTCACGTTCTTGGATCCCCACTCGAGGGCGGACATACCCGTGATAAACCATTCGCTAAACTGCTTGATGGTAGCATCCATAGCCTTCTCCTTGCGGATAAACTCGAGCTCCATCTCCATCTCGTCCAGGGGAGAGTCCATCGTGAACCGCTTGCGAATCGGGACACCCATCTTATCGAGACGGGCAAACTTGCGGAGGAGCTCGTACTTCTTCTTCATGATGGCGTCCTCGGACATCTTGGGAGTATGAGCTACAGGCTTGAGGTAAGCCTCGGCGTTCAAGTTCTCTACGCCGTCCCACGTCTTCGTGGTACCGACATCGGCGGCAGAGGGGACGAGGCGGGGCGGGGGAACGGGCTCGGAGGGAAGGTCCGTGAAATCGAGATTCACTGTCTCCATATCAGGAAGCTTTGTGTCTGCGGCGAGGGTGTTCGTGTTCATCAGAAGATCAGCTCCTGGAACTTCCATTTCTATTATGTCTCCTCCGCATCCTCTTTGTAAGATGTAAACGCGTACGACGCCGAGTCTTCTTTCCACCCTTGAGAGGAGCTGAGGCGGCAAACTTCCGGCCTTCAATGACAGTCTTGTACTCTCCCATCCCAGACCGCGAACATCCTGAACAGATATACTGCTTATTTCCATCCGAGAGATCTGGGGCGTTTGGCTCGTACCTGCAAACACAAAGGGCAGGGAACTGTACGGGCGGAGGTGCAGGTGCGGGTGCAGCCGCAGGGGAAAAGGAAGAGGGGGACGGAAGGGGGGAAATAGACACCCTCTCCATTGTCGCAACGCGGGGCCGTTTCGTCAACATTTCTTCGGCGGCAGATTTCATAGTTTCTTTGGCCGTGGTTTTGAGAACGTCTTTCACGCCTTTCATGAATTGTGAACGAAGAGCAGGTCCGAGTTTGGACATCCCTACCTATATTATTATACTGGATGCTCTAAGAAATACAAGCCCTGCAAGAAACTGTCAGCCAAATCGTCCTTCTTCTTGTGCGACTTAAAAAACGCAACGTTTGCGGGGGGACACAGGGATTCACAATGTACAATACCCGTCTTCTTGCGTCCGCGGTACGTTCCCGTCGCATCCCCTGCCATCGTCACATTATCGAGTTTGTGGATGGCCGACACTCCCTTCGTTCGGAATCCGCGACAGGCAAAGTACATGTGAATCATCGCCTGAACCGCAAACATCCTGCGATCGAGCTGGTTCTCGCAGACCACGAGATCCGCACATTCCCACCAAGTTCCGCGGCGATCGAGAGACGCAATGATATCGCCCACCAGATCAAGAACACCTCCACCTGCGGCACGAGCATTTCCCTTAAATTTTGACCATCCAGCCTTGTTCATTTCTGTCCAAATAGCAGGAACCAGATCCTTCTTCGTCGTCTTTCCGGCAAGGTTGTACGTCTTAGCCATCTCCTGGAGTTCCGGGATCGTCTTTTTCCCGAGAGCGGCTTTGGTCAGAGTGAGGTTCTTCGGGCGATGGCGGGAACATGCCTGCGTCCCCGCCCCTGCCTGCACCCACATGGCGGGCTTGGAGCATTTGTAGCAGGATGTACGCACATGCCCGTTCTTCTCCCCAATGACGTCAATCACGTCCCAGTGGGAAATACACATATCTGTCCTGGAAGTACCTTCAAGGACACATACAGCTAAATTCCGAAGCCCGATATCGATACTTATGAGCTTCATACTTGTTCTTGGTTTTATTAAGAAGCTACCTGTAATAGCGAAATCAGTGTGGACTTCTTGTCGCTCTTGCTGTAGGGAATACCCTTGGCTGTCAGAAGCTCACGGAGCTGGACCGCCGTCTTTCCACCGAGCGTGGCCATATCCTCACCCATCAGCTCCACATCCTCTCCATCGTGCTCGAGGTCCTCGTGGACGCTCACACGGTCGTCCTGGGGCGGGACTGAAGTCTCTGCCGGGGTTGGCGGCGGGGCCGGAGTAGGGGCAGACAGCTCGTCCTCGTGAGACACCTCGGGCTCGGGCTCGGTCTCAGACTCGGGCTCAGGGACGTGCTGGGCAAAGGAGGGAGGCGGGGCCGTGATAGCAATAGCTAGGGCATTGATCGCCTGGGCCATGCGGGACTGCTGAACATACATCCACGCAACCAAACCCGTCAGAATTAGAACGATACCAGCAACGAGGGCTACGACACCATGAAAGAATTCCATTTATGTTCCTACCTTAGTATTTACTATGCTTTTAAACGCCTACGTGTCGAGCGGCGAGCGGATACTTTACGTTTATACGTTTTTTTGGTCTTGCGTCCACCCTTGGAACGGGTAGCATTGTAATAATCAACGTGCTCTTTGTCCTCGGGGAACACAAGCTTCCCGAAATGTGTCTTAGGCTTTGCACCTGAACGAAGAAGAAGATTCTTAATCTGCTTAAACCGTTCAACCTTCGCGGGATCGCTGGATTTCTTTATGGCGATATCTGCAACTCCACGATACGTCTTTCCTTCCAGCTCAGGGGGAAAATTGGGGATGCGTTTGTCAAACTGATTATTGAAATTTGGTCCTACAAAGGTTCCATCCACTTGATACGTTCCAGGAAACTCCTTAAGAAGGGTATCTACCATCGCAACGTTGGCATGAATAATGGCATACATCATAGGATGCAGACGGGATATTTCGCTATCTAACTTTTCCCGAGGAGTGTCTGACCCCAACTCCGAATAAAACGCAGACGTGTGCTTGGCAAAATTAGCAGCATCGCCACGCTCAAGATCATCGGCTATTGTAGCCAGATACTGGTCTTTCCGGCTGGGTGTAGAAGAACCCGATGAGCTTGACCTGCGATTGTTTCGGTTAAATCCGTATGAGGCCAGATGTGCCATTCTTATACTTGTTTCAGAAAGATTATGGATCTACCATATTCATTCAAAAATCTTCGGAATCAAACTTGATCGTCATGTCCTCTTTCCGGGCACCCACACCTGCCTTGGAGTAATCGGACACCTTCCGCTCAAAGAAGTTGCCCTTGCCCTCCATCGAGATCATCTCCATGAAATCAAAGGGGTTCTGGACATTGTAAATCTTTGAGACACCCAGCTGGACGGCGAGACGGTCGGCCACAAAGCGAATGTACTGCGTCATCAGTTTCGAATTCATTCCAATCAGAGAGCACGGCAAAGACTGGCAGATGAATTCAGTTTCAATGTCCACGGCAGATGTGATGATGTCCTGGATCCGTTCCGATGGAATCAAAGATTCAAGACGGTACATCTCCACCGCAAACACTGTGTGCAATCCTTCATCCCGAGAAATGAGTTCGTTGGAAAAGGTTAAACCGGGAAGGAGCCCACGCTTCTTCAGCCAGTAGATCGCACAGAACGCCCCGCTGAAAAAGATGCCTTCGACGCACGCAAATCCCACGAGACGGGTCGCAAACGATTCCTGGCTATCGATCCACTTGAGTGCCCACTCACCTTTTTGACGAATACACGGGATGGTATCAATAGCCCGAAATAGATGAAGCTGTTCGTCCTTGTCCTTCACATACTTGTCGATGAGGAGGGAGTAGGTCTCTGAGTGCACACCCTCCATCGCATTCTGGAACGCATAGAATAGCCTGGCAACCGGGCTCTGGACATCCCGCTGGAACCGGGTCGCCAAGTTCTCCTGTACAATCCCGTCGGCTCCCGCAAAGAATGCTAGAACTTGCTTCACAAAAAACTGTTCGTTCGAGGTAAGCTTATCCCAATCGGCCTCATCCTTGCTGAAATCGATTTCCTCGGGCGTCCAGAACGAGGCGACGGACTGTTTGTACAGCTGATACAGCTTCGTCTCGTCGGGCTTGATAGGGAATAGCGTATACCGATCGCCGAGGGTTGCCATTGTGATGTATATATCACGCAGAAAGTAGTTAAATCCTTTCCGTGTAATAAAAACAATACGAGATGAGCGTGGCACCGCCCCCGGCCACCTACACTGCGACAAACGATTTGAATGCCTTGAAGAATATTTTCGTTCCGCAGTACCAGTTCAGCAACGGGTATTACCACGCGATTGTGAACACCCAGCTTCCGGGAAACGTGGCGGTGGGAAATACGACGACGGGATTCCTACTGACAGTGAACGGAGCTCCAACAATGACGCTCTCGGATCTTCAGAACTGGTCGTACTACGTGGCGACATCGAACCTGGTCATGAATTCAAATTCAATTACCACTGTTTCCAAGCTGACGTTTGTGGGGGGAAATACTACAAACGCGTTCACAATTGACGCACCGAACGGGTTGCTCAATGTGTCGGCGTACTACCTACGTGGAAACTTCATCAATTTATCGGGCGGTGTTCCGGCATGGGCACGTTACCCTGCAACTGCGAACGTGAATATTTCGGGGTACTCGGTCATCGGAGCTGCGTCAGTATCCCTTTCTCTTGGCGGAACAATCACGAACCCAGCGTCCAACGTCATTGGATTTTCAAATGCAGCGTTCGGCGAAACGATGCGGATCACGCAGTCGGGGCAGGTGAGTATTGGAACCACAGCTCAGTTCCCGGGGTTCTCTCTGGTTGTGAACGGATCGTCGCAGTTCAAGTCTTCGATCATTATGACGACATCGGGGTACACATCAAGTTCAAACTCATTTTTCGCGAATACTGTTCCAACCTCAGCTGGAGTTGCAGATGTTCAGCTGGGGGCATTGGGAGGAAGCACAAATCTGGTTTTTTGTGCGGGAGGCACCCTGACACAGCGGCTAAAATTGGAGAGCAACGGAAACTTCACGGTCATGACTGGAACGTTGACGACTACCGATCCCACCCTGCCCCACTCGGTTGGCGGAATAATATTCCAGAACCAGAATATCAGTGCCGCGTCTCTCACGATCAATGGCGTGCCATATACTGCAGGTGCAGCGGCGGGCGTTGATAGTATAAATTCACTATCAGGAGCCATCACCCTCACAGCCGGAACCAATATTTCGCTGTACACCTCTGGAAACACTATCGTCATAGGAGTATCGGGATCAACTGGTGGAAGCAGCATCAGCGGAGGAGTTACGACGCTGAATTCTCTCTCAGGAGCCGTCACCCTGACCGCCGGAACAAATATTTCGCTGTACACCTCTGGAAACAGTATCGTGATCGGAGTCTCGGGATCGACGGGTGGAACTAGCGGAGGAGTCACAACGCTGAATACTCTGTCGGGAGCCATCACTCTCGTCGCTGGAAGCAATATTTCGATAGGTAGGTCTGGAAACAATATAAGGATTGAATCAACTGTCTCTGGAACGTATGGAGGTGTGATACTTTCGTCGAATACCGTAACTGCAGAGTCCATCGATACGGATAGTGTTTACTTAAGTTCAATCGGAGGGGTAAAATTTCAGGGTAATGTCGTATCTGCATCCGCGTTGTTTATCCCTGGTAGCCAGCAGAGTGTCATTTCT